GTTTCCCAGTCACGATCATGGGGGGGAAACTAATGCAAGCGCAACAGAAGTTAACGCACAGAATCAAACTTCGGAATCATCAACCGAGACTCATGCAGAGAATAAGGCAGAAGTAAGTGATAATGCTCAGAAGCGAATCAATGAAATCACAGCGGAGAAATATGCGCTTAAGAAAGAAATTGAGGAGCTAAAGAAAGCTAAAGAGCAGCCGGCAACTGAGAATCGATCTACTACTGTTGATGCTCCACAGTTGCCTGATGATGTTTATGATGAAGATGCAATGCGCAAATATCACCAAGATATGCTCGCATACTCCGCTAAACAGGCTCAATTAGCAGCGCAAAGCACTTACAAAGAGCAGCAAACACAAGCAGAGCAATTGGCGGCTCAAGCAAAGCATAGTGAAGTAATTCAAAGCTACGCCAAGCAAGGGCTTAAAGATGGTTTAACTATCGATCAGATGCAAATTAATGAGCAAGTATTAAATGGTGCAGGTATCAGCAATGAAATCGGAAATTATTTAATGCAAGACTCTAACGGGGCGAAAGTGGCTAATTATTTGGCTAATAACCCTGATGATTTGCAAAAAGTTGTTAGTATGAATCCAATGCAAGCTGCGGTGTTTATTGCAAATGAAGTTAAATTAAAGGCTCTTGGTCCTAGCAATGTAAGCAATGCGCCCGAGCCAATGCAAACACAAACTAGAGGCCTAGCATCCGTCACTCAAGATGAGTTTGACGAAAGATGTTCAGGGGCACAATTTGATTAAAGGTAAATAAAGATGGCTAATGATCTCAGTTCCAATACCAGTCAGATAGTTCTCAAGAAATTTCTTCCTGAGTTCATGTCTGACCTAGTTACTTGTAAAACGGTTGACCGTCAAATCGTAGCAGATGGTGATTTGAACCCAGATACAGGTTCTAAAATCTCAGTTAAGCGTCCTCACCAGTACAAGGCAAACCGTACTAGTGATGGTGACATTTCAAGTTCAACAAAATCAGATCTAATCTCTGGTAAATCTGATGCGGTAGTTCAAGATTACATTACAGTTGCGGTAGATGTTAAAGATATCGAAAAAGCTCTAGAGCTTAACCAGTGGGAAGAAGTATTAGCTCCTGTTCGTACTCGTATCGTTACAGAGCTAGAAACCTCACTAAACGCATTTATGATCAACAACTGTTCGCACCAATTAGGTACAGCGGGAACGGCTATTGATAAGTGGTCTGATGTCGCTCAAACTAACGCATTCATGCAAAGCCTTGGAGTTCCATCGGATAATAACCGGTACGCTCAAATCAATCCTTACTCACAAGTTGCACTGGCTGATGCTCAGTCTGGTCTATTTAGCGCAGGTAAGGTTGATACAGCTTGGGAGCGAGCGCAAATCTCTACTAATTTCGGTGGAGTTATGGCGTACACATCAAATGCACTAAACAACCACACAAACGGCAACCAAGTTTCAAATGCTGGCATTACCGTTGCATCTGCACCTACCCAGACGTACCTATCTACTAAAGATACATACACTATGCAATTAGCTCTTACTGGCTTAACTGCAAATACTGGTACAATTAACTCTGGTGATGTTATTCAGGTTACTGCTGCTAGTGGCGGCGTATTCTGGCTAAACCAGCAGACAAAAGAAGCCTTCCCAGATGGCGTTGGTAACTTTGTTAAGTGGACTGCAACAGTCCTAACTGGCGGCACTGCTGGTGCTGGCGGTAACTTGACTGTTGTAGTTACAGGCCCTTCAATCTTTGAAGCTGATGGTGCTTACAACTCAGTATCTCAAGCAATTGCTTCTGGTGATGCGGTGTCCGTTATTTCTGGCGCTACTGACGGTCAAATTGTACAGCCTAACCTGTTCTATCATAAGTCAGCGTTTGGCCTATGTACTGTTAAACTACCACCTCTTGGTTATGATTCTTCTACTGTTTCGTACGAGGGTATGTCAATTCGAGTATGTAAATACTTCGATGGTGACGCTAACAAGCACCAATACCGCTTTGACTTGTTGCCTGCATTTGCAGCGTACAATCCTTACATGGCTGGTAAATTCTACGGCAATACGCCTTAATGATCTGGTAATTATTGAGGGCTTCGGCCCTCTTATTTTTAGAGGTGTTAAGATGAATAGAATTACAGTTTTTCATGGTAATAAAAAAGAATTCAAGCAAGCAGTAATAACTAAAGATTCTTTGGAGTATTTTATGAAGCTTGGATTTGTCGAGTCTGTAGATAAACTAAAGGCGGCTCGAAATGCAAATAAAAAAGATTGATGTAATTAACAGAGCTGCGGAGGAAATTCGCATCTCTGGCTTGACCACTACCGCAACTCCTGAAGAAATATCATCATTCCTTAATAGGCTAGATGAAATGATGTCTACATTAAAGAATGATGGGTTAGATTGTGGTTATATATTCCCTTTCTCCTATGGTGAATCAGATCCAAATGATGACTCGGGTTTAGAGTTATGGATGATTCAGCCCATATCTGTATTATTATCAAGTGACATAGCTTCAACATACGGGTCTGAAAAAATGGCGCTCATAAATCCAATGAAGGTAAGGGATGCTAGAGACTCGCTATCAAATGGCCTTGTTGAGATTGAGGGGTCTAAATACCCAACGACATTACCAATAGGTCAAGCTAATCAATATCTAGGAAGCGACCCTTATTACTATTTCGGGCATGAACCAAAGGAGTGAATCATGCCTGTAGACAATTCTTTAAAAACCGCTAGAAACTTAAGACGAAAATGGCCTGAGATAGCAGATGAAATCAATGCTGCTGACGAGTCAACAAAGAGGATGTCGCTGGCAAGTGTTGACAACATAACAATTGATGGTTCACTTGCCGCTCCATCGTACTTTACTGGGCTAAATGAACTACCAGCAAATGACTCAGGATTCGTGCCAACCCTAACTGGAGCCGTCGTTAATAATACTGGAAAAACATTATCAATGTCTGGTCTTGTTAGTATTGAGTCAGATACTGGTGGGTTTACTAGCTCGGTTACTGTTTGGTCTGAATTTAGTGAGGATGGAATAAGCTGGACACCTCAACCGCTTTCGAAGCGCGACTGGAGTATTGCATTTATTGCTGAAGGATCTCAAACAAACGAGTCAGCAGTTCAAGGCTGGATGCCTGGTCAATATTTGAGATTTGCATTTGCTCTTGTTGGTGGATCTACAGTAAATCTGTCTAACAATATTGTTATCGTTAATGGAGACCAGGCGGTTGATGGATTTTCAGTTAAGTGGTCTCTAAATGAGGTTATTGAGGTTAGTTAATGCCTAAACAAGTCATACCAACAATGCTAGGTGATAGAATACAGGACGGTGATTACCGTGATGCGCTTCCTGTAAATATGTACGTAGTAGAGAGAAAGGTTAGAGGTTCGGATGGTTACTTGATTAATCAGCCTGGCATTAAACAATTGGGCGAAACTCCAGGGTCAGACCGCGGGGCTTTCTTCTCTTCTCGTTTTGATAGGCATTTGCGTGTATCTGGAACTCGATTGATCAGCATTAATATGGATGGTTCATTTGATGATTTGGGGGCCATACCTGGATCGCTTCAGGTAATTATTGACGAGTCTTTTAATAACGTTGCTATTCTTGCTGAGGGAGACCTGTATTACTGGAACCCTACCGCTGGGCTGAGACAGATATCAGACCCCAATTTAGGCACGCCTATTGACCTATGTTTTATTCGTGGTGTGTTTTTATTTACTGATGGCGCAAATCTGTATCACACCACGCTAGCAGACGAGGAAACTATCAATACTACTGACTTTGCCACTTCTGAGATATCCCCAGACCCTACAGTGTCAGTAAATAGAACGAAGGCCAATCAAGCAATTGTTGGAGATAGACACACCACTTCTTATTTCTACTTTTCTGGTGGAGAAAACTTTGCATTTAGTCCTATCGATGGGCAAGCCTCTAAATCAGGCCCTATATCACCTAATGTAGTTACTGAGTTAGATGGCGAATGGTTTTACATTGGCGGAGAAAAAGAAGAATCACTGTTTATATATCAGGCGACAGGATCTAATCACGCAAAGATATCTACCCGTGAAATAGATAAGATTCTAGCAACTTATACAACGGAAGAGCTTCAGAACGCCTCGTTAGAAAGTCGAGGGGAGGATGGATATCACTTTCTGCACATAAACCTACCTAATGATACGCTGTTGTTTAACTACACAATTGCCCGAACATTAGGTGTCAGATACGCATGGACAAAGCTAAAAACCTCAATCACTCAGAATGACGGATGGCGAGGAATTAACGGAATATTTGACGGAAACCTGAATAAGTGGGTTTATGGCGACAGGTCAGGCGCTAGAGTTGGCACGCTAGATAATACGATATCCACCATTTACGGAGATAAAACAGAGTTCCTATGGTTTACTCCTTTTATTACTCTGGATGGCGCTTCCATTAATCAAATTACCCTTAAGACAATATCAGGATTCTCTAGCGGTGTTGTTCCTGTTGCAATATCTCTTACCTACAATGGCGAGACTTACGGACAAGAGTGGATGGCTCATTATAGCTCCAAGAATAAAAGAGACTTAAGGTTTGAGCCAAGGCGTCTAGGTAATGTTGACGATTACGTAGGATTTAAATTCAGGGCCACCACTGACGGCCTATTGAATATCGGTGCTATGGAGTTAGATTATGGCTAATTTCAGAAGCAATCAAAACCTAGCTGATGAGCAAAGGATTAGACAGGCATTTCCTAGCATTACAGATGATGCAATCATTGATTATCTAGCTAAAACGAGAGAGATAATAATCCTATTAAATGAAGCGTCACCGTCGTTTGGAACTGGCTCTCCTGAAGGGGTTGTAACATCTACGCTTAGTCAAATGTATATAGACACAGCAACCAATACTCAATATTACAATCCGGATTATGGAGTTAACATTGGGTGGGTGGCCTTATGATTGGTCATTACCCGGTAAATATGAATCCATGCAAATTCTATTTTGGCGATGGTTACACAATCATGACTCGCATGTGTGAATGGGGCGGGAATGATATCCATGCGGTAGCAAGTAGACCAATCAGAAAGCAGTGCTTAAAAATACTAAACTCTGTTAATGATATCTGGTGGACTTGCATTAACGAATCAAATCAAAGAGCAATAAATCTATGCCTAAAGTGTGGATTTGAGTTTGTAGAGTCAAAAAAGATTAATCATCCATTTAGTGGTAAAATTGAAATTATGAACATTTACAGGAGAGATCCTATATGAATATTTTTGATAAGCTCGTTACCAATAGAATGAAATGCGATATTGGTGGTGCTGTTGGCGGAATTTTTGGAGGTGGCGATGGTGGTAGCGCCGCCGTTGACGCTTCAAATGTTCAAGCTCAGGCACAAAGAGAAGCTCTTGACTATTACAAGCAGCAAATGGCGCTACCTACTGAATTAAGAGACCAAGCTCTTGGTTCTATCCAGGATATATATTTTGGTGAAGGCGGAATGGATGCTCTGAAAAACAACCCTATGTACCAAATGCAAATGCAAGGGGCCGAGGAGTCTGCGTTAAGAAATGCCGCGGCAACCGGGAAACTAAGAAGCGGCCAGTCAATAATGGATGTGACAGGAGCTCAAAATAGAGCTGCTATGAATACTCTTGGCGGATTGCAAGGATTGGCTGGATTTGACACTGGAGCGCAGAATATTGCAAACATGATGTCTGGCATAGGTCAAACTCAAGCTCAAGGTATTATTGGACAGGCACAGAATCAAGCGGCAGCCAATCAAGCTGGCTTTGGCAATATGCTAGGTCTTGGCAATCTGGCGTTAGGTGCTTATCAGGCATTCTCGGACGAGAGACTTAAAGACAACATCAGCCCGACCGGTAAAGAAGAAAATGGAATCCCTACTTATACTTGGACGTGGAATAAAGAAGCTAACAAGCTAGGATTGAATGGTAGTGGATACGGGACACTATCTAAGATAGTTAAGGAAATCAAACCAGAGGCTGTAACAACCAAAGACGGTTACGATCAAGTAAACTACGGAATGATAGGAGTTTCGCATGGCTAACGGAAATCCATATGTTGTTAAGCAACAAAATCAACAACAGCAACAAATGCCAATGATTAACCCTATGATGTTCATGCAGGGCGGCCAAGGTGGTATGGGTGGTCTTTTTGGTGGCGGTCAAGGCGGATTAAGTGGTCTGACTGGACTTGGTGGTGGTTCGACTGGTGCTGGTGGTGCGGCGTCTGGTTTGGGCTCGGCATCAGGAGCAGGCGCAGCATCTGCCGCTTCAAGTGGTGGTAGCGCAGCGTCAGGCGCTGGAAGTGCCTTAGCATCAAACCCAGTAGGATGGATTATCGCTGCTGCTTTAGCTCAGAATGTAGCTCATAATAAAGGCATATCTAGTTGGCAGGCCGGGCTTAAAGGTCAAGCAGGAGCCAATATAGGTGATTACTACATGAAGGATAAGTGGGGAATGGAGGATGACAATCCACTTTATGACGCAGCAGGTGTCCTTGGCTGGGGTTCTGGTGGTGGTATATTTAACCCATCATATCTGAATAAAAAGATTTTTGGAGAAACAGACTAATGGGTAATCCTTATTTAGTTCAACCTGCATCATACGGACAAGCCTTAACTGGCCTAGGTCAGTCATTGCAGCAATTTGGTCAGGCTCAGAGGGAGCGAAAGGCTCTTGAAGATGAACAAAATCGCATTCAACTTGCAAGAGGTGAGCTTAACTCAGCAATGCAAGAGCTAGAAACTGCTTACTCAAATAAAGACTATGACGCCATTAATGCGTTATCACTTCGCTATCCAGAACAAGCAAAGGCCGCTAGGGATGCTTTAACTGACGATCAAAGGCGAGTTCAAGATAACTTGGTTGATGTTGGTTTTCAGTTTATTCAAAATCCACAAAACTACGAGCAGTTGCTAGACAATAACCCAATATTTGCTAATCAGGTTGGTGGTAGAGAAGTTGCTATGCGCCGAATGCAAACAGAGCCTGAGCAGGTTATTGATGACGTAACAGTATATCTAGCTTGGCAAGGTGGCGATAAGTGGAAGCAGTACCAGGAGTTTCGTGATGGTGGCGTTGCTGAGATTAGGCCTCATACAAACATTAAGAAAACTGATGATGGGGACATTATTGGGTACAATCCACAAACTAGACAGTATGAAAAAATACCATCTCCTGAAAAAGTTGCCGCTGGAACGCCTCAAGTAAGCGTGAATATTACTGAACAACCTGAATTTGAAAAGGAAATCCAGAAATTAAACGCAAAGGCTTACACTGACATTGCTAAGTCATCCAAAGGATTAAGATCAGAATCAAATAAAATAGATAGGTTGATTCAGCTTAACGATAAAGCTTTTGAGGGTGCCGGAGCGGGTGCAAAAATGGCAGCAGGTCAACTTGCAAAAAACTTCGGCATCGATGTTGAAGGACTTCCTGAGTCAGAAGCATTCAGAGCGGTGTCTAATGAGCTAGTTCTGGATAAGTCTCAGCAAATGAGTGGTGCGCTTTCTGAGGGTGATATGGCATTTCTACAGAATACAGTGCCAAATCTAGGAAATACTAAAGAAGGTAGGAAAGAAGTTTTTGATTACTCCAAAAAGTTACTTGATAGACAAAAGGAGTATGTTAAACAGGCGCGTGAATTTAAAAAGAAAAATGGATACTTTGATCAGGCTGAGTTTGAAGATGAGTTTCAAATGTATGCAGACCAGAATCCATTATTTAAATCATTAGTTGCGTCTGAGATGTCAGATGATGAACTTAGAAGAAGTTTAGGGTTATAGAATGGCAACTAAAACAGAAATGTTAATCGAAGCCAATCGAAGAGGATTGCTTCAAGGTGAGCAAAAGGAACGGTTTGATGAGGCTGTTAGTCGAGGACTGATAAAAATACCTGCATCTGAAATGCTAGATCTTCCAGAGCAACAAGTTATGAGCCCAGAATCTGCCTCTACTCATGCTAGAAAGGCTTTGGAGACTGTGCAATACCAATCTGAGCCAAACATGCTTTCTGCCTTCCTATCTGGCGCACAGAGAGGGATGGAAAATATAGGTGAAGGCATTTTGCAAAGAGGCGCTGAAGTTGCAGAATTCTTTGGTGTAGACACTAAAGGATTTCAAAGAGATTTAGCTCAAACTGGAAGAATACAACGACAAAAGCTAAAGCCAACACAAGAGGAATATCCAATCACTACAGGAGCCGGTGAAATTGCTGGCACAGTGGCTGGATTCCCTGTTGCTCCTGCTAGAATTCCACAAGCCGTTGCTGCTGGCGCAACCTTTGGAGCCATTCAGCCTAGTGAGTCTGGAAAAGAAACTATCACCAATATAGTTCAGGACGCTGCGCTTGGTGGTGTTGGTGCGTGGGCTGCTCCATACATTCAGGCCGGATTCAATAAGGGTCAGGCTATGTTTTCCGGGCTTTACAAAAAAGCAACCGGAGCGGATCCGAGGCCGGAAATGTTTAACTCATCTGGAAACCTTACCGACAAAGGTAAAGAGGCTCTTGGAGAGATTGGCATTACAGAGGATGAGTTTGCAAGACTATATCAAAACCTAGATCAGAACCTAGACCCAATTGCAGCAACTAGAATTGCTAGAGCTGAAGAGCAAGGAATTCCACTTAGTACAGCTCAAGCAACCCAAGACTTTGCACAGCAAGAGGCGGAGCAAACTTTAAGGTCTGGAATAGGTCGAGAAGCAGAAGCTGCAAGACAGTTTGAAAAAGCTCAACAAGAATCAATTGTCGAAGCTCAGGAAGGGTTTGAGCGTAGCTTTGGAGAAGTTGCGGACAGGGAGGCTAGGGGCGCAAACGTTCAACAGGTTCTAACTGACTTGCAAAAAGAAGGTAGAAAGAATGTTTCAGATCTTTATGACGAAGCATCCAAACTGCAAGGGACAGGAGCTCAATTAGATAATAATGCGTTCCTTGATGTGGTTGATGAAAATATAATTGATAGGCCAATATCAGATGATACCTTAAACACGGTAGAGTCTGCGCTGGCTAAGTTTGGGTTGCTAGAAGGTGAAGTTCAGAAGTCAGGAAGATTTAATAAGGTTATGACGTCTGACGGTAAAGCAGTTAAATTCAAAGGCGAGCAAACCCCTTTAACTTTAGATAATGCCGAGCAATTAAGGCAAAAGCTAAACCAAGCCAAACAAGGCGACCAATCTGGCGCAGTAAGCCAGATGATAAACACCCTAGATAGATTGGTTGATGATGCTGTCAAGGCATTACCAGAAGGGTCCCAGAAAACAGATGCGTTTTTATCAGCAAGACAGGCAGCAAGAGAACAAAAGCAAATATTCAATCAAAAGGATGTGGTTCAGAAGCTTGTAGATTACAAAAAAGGCACGACCGAATTTCAGATACAGCCGGATAGGGTAATTGACTCGATAATTAAGGGGCAGAACTCATTAGCAAACATTCGCAAAGTCAAGTTAACTCTAATGACAAACCCGACCAACAAGACCGTTGATGCCTGGAAATCAATTCAAGCTCAAGGGGTTGCTGATATTTTTGGTCAATCTATTAACCCTGCAACTGGGGATATATCAGGCCAAAGACTATCTAGTGCTATTAAGCGTTTTGGTGGCGGATCAACAAAAGAGGGCGAAAAAAGACTTAAAGTCTTGCTTGGCGACAAATACGCTCAGTTTGATAATTTGGTTAAATCAATCGGTGATGCGACAATACCAGTTAAAGGCACAACCAATCCAAGCGGCACAGCATATAAGATGCTTAACTTTATGACTAGGGTTGGTTCAGTTGGTCAATTTGGTGCTGATGCAGTTGTATCTATTGGCAACAAGGCAAAAGATGCAGCTAAAGCGAGAGGTGTGCTAAAACGCATAGAAAAAGCGTCACCTGAAAAAGTAAGACAGGCTGTAAAGGCAAATGATGAGATGATTGATGCTTATATTCGATTGGGAATGACAGGAACTTTGCGCGACCAATAGCGATTAAAATCATCACAAAAAAGTAAATAATTACATAACTCATAAATCACCAAAAGGTAAATAACACATGGCTATTATAGCACAATCAAGAGGTGACACATGGCATTAGTAAAACTACCTTGGCCTATTGTAGTCAGGAAAGATAAGTTTTCAGCGCTATTTAATGGAGGCATTTATATTGGGCAGCCTGATGCAGTAGACCCGCGCACAGAGCCTAAAGATGCAATCCTAATCCAAGAGGACGGAACGCAGATTCAAGCAGAGCAGCCAATCAAAATAGGCGTTAATGGCTTGCCAACTTATAACGGCTCGGTAGTTGCTATTGATGTTACTGGTGACTTTTCAATACTTATTGTAGATGCATTAGACGCACAGCAATACTACTACCCTAGCATCGGTGAGTCTTCTGATTTATTAGTTACAGACCTTAGATCTATTGCGTTTGATTTAGGCTTAACGTTTGATGACATTGGCGTAAAACTTGTGACTGATGAAGTTGGTACATCACTTGATAATGCTGAGTTCATTTTAAATACAACTACCGGCGAAGTTTGGGTCTTGCCAACCAGTATTCCTTCAGGGTCTGTTGTTGTATCCCTATCAGGTTCGACGCTAACAACCAACAATGGGGACTTTGAATTACAAAGCACATCCAATGATGAATATGAAATGGCGCCAAATAGGATTTTATTATCTCAAATGGTAGTAGAAGGAACAACCGGGCAACCATTGCCAGAAAACGGCACGTTAACAGCATACGCAATTGGCAATGAAATGGCTCTTGGTTGGGTTGTTACTGAATCTGTAGTTGATGGAACTAAAGATGCTAACGGAAACGTAACGGCTACATCTGGTAAAGTTCGATACACCACCAACAAAGACGAGAAAGGCTTGATTGGAGTTGCTCAGTTGTTCGGTTCTGTTATTCAGTCAGATGGCACAAACTTAACTCAAGTTTATGCCGATGGCTCTGGAATTACATTAGGCGAAAACGCCACCACTGTATGGCTTGAAATTGACTTCTCTCAATCTAGCGGATTCTTTTATGTAGCAGGCATTAGCGAACAAAGAGGAAGGCTTGAGTCAAAAAGCGTCAACGATCTGGTTAATGACTCATATCAGTTTATATTAAACTCAAGAATACTTAGAGATGTGACATCAAGCAGAACTCTAGGAGTTACATACACAAACACTGACCCAGTCGAAAGATACGTGTCGGCATTCTCAACCCCGTCAGGAAACAGTACTGTCTATCAATTATTTGTTGATGGAGTTGTAGTGATACCCAAGAGTCACTCTGGGGCAATCAATGCTGAGACTTTGCAATATCCAATACCTCCAGGTTCTACATATTCAGTCCAAATTAATGGACAGTCATTAAATACATGGTATGAAAGAGGAATCTCGTCATGAATTACTACATAAACAAACTTAATGACAAAGATATTCTCGAAGAAAAAGGATTTTTATTTTTAGTAAAAAAAGGTAAGTTGAATTTAGATGATTACTATCTAGCAACCCAGTCAGAAGTTGATGCGATATTAAACCCACCAAAAAGCAATGATGAGTTGTTTAATGAAGAATTAGATCAGCTGAACAATGATAAAGATAGCAAAATTAAAGGCCTCGTAGAGGATTATTCATATGCAGTTGCGGTGGACGGATCGACGGAAACGGAAAAGGTAATCTCCATTCGCAATGAAATGACAGAAGTAAACGATCAATACGCTGTCGACCAGTTGGCTTTAATTAACAAATACTACGGAGAGTAGAAAAATGGCTGATACGGTTTACGATGGAGTAAAATGCCCGTCATGTCGAAACACAAAATACACAGTGGTTAAATACGGAAATAGTTGGTACAAGAAGTGCGTTGAGTGCGGGCGTTTATCTTCGATTAAAGAGGGTGATTTAGTTAACTGGACTCCACCAGAATAAAGGGCGATAATAACCGCTCTACATATATTCCCTTAGATGTTGCCGCTATCTGTATTGGATAGCGGTTATTTTTTTACCAATCTGACTCAAGCCAGTCATCTATCAACTTATGAGTCTTTTTAGCGCTAACAAGCCCTCCACGTATAAAACTAGCAACTAGAACCAAAACAGACCAATAAGAATAAGAACAACCGCCACAACCCTAAACGGTAAAGATAATATATCTCTAATCATAATCCACCTACATAACTATCAAGACTACAAACAACCCAGAACCCAGCTATAGAGATTAATACCGCTGCTACTATTTTCAGCATTTTCACCCATTCTCTGCTCCCATCATTTTTAGAAAGCAGATTGCTATTGCTCGCTGTGGAGATTCCTTGTGTGACCCGTATACGTGACGATTAAATAAATCAGTATATCGAGCTCTCCATACTTCCTTGTGATGATCAAAATGAATGGCTATTTTATTGTCAGCGGCTATTGGCATGATGTCATTCCAGTTATTAACGTCAAGAATGTCAGCCTTGAAGAAATCATTGCCGACAGGTCCGCAATCATAAACATATTTACCACAATCCGACTCGGTCCAGAATTCGACTTGCTCACCATAAACAGCTTTCATAAGCTCGACTGACAAATCAAAATCACTCATCTCATCATGTTTACTCATTGATATAATCCTTAACTCTCTCATTACCCATTTCTTCGCATAAGCAAACTAATAGCTCATGTACGTATTCACTATCTTCACTTAACGCAGCGGCTAACACTTTAGGGTCAACCTGAATAGTAACGTCAGTATCATCTATAGATAGTTTTGTTGTTGGTAGTGTTATTGATTTAGTCATGCTCACCTCGTGCTTTAGCTAGTGCTTCTCTGATGCCTTCTGGTGAAATCTCATCAGGCGAAAATTCTGTCTTTCCCTCTAGTACTAAAGCGATAGTATTAAGCGTCTCGTACATATCAGGCGCGGCGACTATTAGGTGGGCGTTTGCCTTAAAATTCTTGTCAGGCTCAATCATGTTAACAAGGTTTAACCCATGCGCCACTCCGGACCTATCTGAATATAAGGCAAATCCATTCCCGTGAGGCTCAATGCTCCACGACCCTTTAGTAAACTTAGCTTCACTCATCTTCACTCTCCTTATATATCTTATGCATTGCGCTAATCTAGCTTGCCACTACGACCGCGCACGATTTCTTCTTCAGTACGCTTGTCGCTTAATTCCGAGTCGCCATTGTTAACTCGATTCTTTTTAGCAATGTACTCAGCGCGCTTATCAAGTGACTCATCCATCCATTCATCTTTGTCGCGGACTTTTAAGTCAACTCCTACCTTTTCAGATAGATGCTTTAGCAATTCACTATTCATCTTTTTCTTTCCATGTTAGCTGTTTGTAGGTGACAACATTTCCATTGATAGAAACATCTTTTACTTTGCTGTTTTTCTCCAAACCTTCAGCTACAAACTCAGGTTCGTTAGTTGTGATTTTTAGTGACTCCCAAACTTGCTCAATCATTTTAGTTAAACTCCATGTGAACAAACTTACCGTCCCAATTCTTTTTCATTGGTAGCTTGCTTGATAGGTACGCACGATAAAGCCACTTGGCACCAGTTAGTGTTAGGGTGGTTTCTGAAACTTGACCACTCCAACCAGTGCGATCGTTTTCCTTATCGATGTATTGAACTTTGAAATACTTGTCTCGCGCGTATGATGTAGGCTCAATTCCGCGAGATGTTTTTAGCAGCATCCCCATTTTAATAAGCTTGTTATTAACCTGTTGAACATTCACTCCATTTAACTGGCGACAAAACACTGGCGCAGTCGTGCCTTTAGCGAATTGGGCAGTAATGGTATTGCAAACACCTTGAAGGCGATCGACTTCAGCATTGGCCGCTGTTACTTGGTTACTTAGATCTTGAATGGCAACTTTAGCCTCAGGTGATAATTGCTGAATCCACATAGGCTGATTATTAACCTCAAGCTCAAGCCAGCGATCAATAACTTTAGCTCGTCGAGATACATCATAACCAGTCACAAGAATTTCTGTTTCACGACGTGGTAAGTTGTACTCATCATAACTACGACCATTAGACTCGTAATTACCAAGGTACAAATCTGTACCCTCACCCAACTGCTCTAGCATATTCCTAACGTCACGCATGACTGACTTGTGCTGCTTACCTGTTAATTCAGCTATCTCTCTGCTGCTCATTGTTTGCTGATTTTTATTTGATGGTAAATTCATTTTGCTAACCTTTTTGTGTTGACTTGATAATTATCTTAATGCTATTATCTGAACATGTCAACAACGCAAGGAATAAAAGATGGATAAACCAATTCGACTTGATGTGCCTCAATTTGTGCACGATGAGTTAGCAAAATTAAGAGGCGGTAAAAAGCCAAACGCAGAAGAGATTCTTATCGAGTGGGCTAAGAAGCAACAAAAGAAAAAGGATTAACATATGTCTATTCCAGTATTAGTGCTAGGTGATAGCGGCACAGGTAAAACCAGATCAATTAAACAACTAAATCCAAACGAAACTTTAATCATTCAACCAGTTAAAAAGCCATTGCCATTTAAGAGCGCTGACTGGAAAGCGTGGGATTTTGAAGCCAAATCAGGCTCAAAGATTCACCTTGATGACTACATGAAGATTCGCGGAGTTATTCACAAAGCTGAATCGTATGGCAAAAAGTACGTTGTCATTGATGATGCTCAATACCTAATGCTTAATGATGAACTGAGCCGTACAGATGAAAATGGATTTAAGAAGTTTACCGACATGGCTAAATCATATGTCGAGCTAATCAAATTCATCACCAATGATGAGAGCAATCTTATTGTTTACTTAATGACTCACACCGAGACAAATGAGCAAGGTGAGATTAAAGCAAAAACCACAGGCAAGATGATTCGTGAAAAGGTTGTGTTAGAGGGTCTATTTAGCATTGTGCTGCGATGTCACGCTAAAGATGGACGCCACTACTTCACAACCAAAACAAGGGGCTTAGATTGCGTTAAAACACCAGAGGAGATGTTTGAGACTGACGAAATTGAAAACGACTTAACTTTAGTAAACCAAGCAATTATTGACTACGGATATTTAGGATAAAAAACTATGAACACATTTATGACATTTGACAAAGAGTCTGCACAGAAAGCTGGTGGTGGCGACTACATTAACGAAACAGGCGCTTACACTGGCGTACTGACTGCTAAGGCTGTAACGGCTGGCACAGGCTCTAAAGGTGTGGAATTCTCTATCAAGACAGATGACGGCCTAACAGGTAACTACATTTCGATTTACTTCGAGAAAGCTAATGGTGAGCAAATCAAATCAGGGTTCAATCACCTTCAATCGCTAATGGGATTGAAGCCAGAGACCAAATTAAGGCTCTAAAGGCTGAGTTAGCTGCAACAAAGAACAAAAACAAATCCGTTATGAAGCCAATGCAAGTTAGATTCCCTAGCTCTGCTGAGTCTGGGTGCGAAATGATTGCATCTAAATATGATTGGCAATGGAATAAGTCAGATATAGCAAGAGCAGCTATGTATCTTGGCCTTCAGCAATTGAACGAAGTCTCTGATATGGGTTTTGAGAGAATTAACGGTCTAATGCACATTGTTAATTTAAGATCAAAGTTCCAAAAATAAACGCACTAGCCCGACCAAAAGCAAAGTGCGTTATTCACTTACGAGGTTAATTATATGCCACATGGCTGGTTAAAGCTACATAGAAGCTTATTAACACATTGGGTTGCTAGCGAGCCAGAATCACTAGCCGTATGGATTAGATTACTAGGTGAGGCAAACCACAAGCCAAGCAAAAAGCGATTTAATGGATCTCTTATCGATGTTGATAGAGGTCAAACTATCTTCGGCCTGAACGCATTCAGCGACAAATCAGGCATCACAAAAGCCAAGCTAAGACGCATTTTGAATGAGCTTGAAAGTGACGGAATGATTAGCAGGCAAATAACAAACAAATACTCTTTAATTACAATAACTTGCTTTGATAAGTACCAAGTTGATGACACTCAAACCGCAAGCAAACCGCAAGCAAACCGCAAGCAGAAAGCAAGCAAATCGCAACACCGTAAGAATAATAAGAATGTAGAAGAAGGAAAAGAAGATATACCACCTTCTAGATTTGATGAGTTTTGGGACTTGTACGGAAAGAAATCAGACCGAGCAAAATGCGAAGCTAAATTCAACAAGCTTGGTGAGAATCAAATTGAGCTGATATTTAAAAATTTGCCTAGTTACATCCAATCAACTCCAGACATCAAGTTTAGGAAAAACCCTCTTACATGGCTTAAAGGGATCGTGACTGGGAAAC